ATCTAACGGGGCATTTTCTTCTCGATGTGCCCACTCAAGGCAAAAATCTATAATCTTATAATCGTTTAGTGAACTGTGACCCCACATTCTAACAAAGGAAGAGGCAGCAAATTGATACCTCTCCTTAGTGTGCGGTGCCATTCCCCTTATAATCTTTGGAGTCATAGTATCCTCCTCGTGTTCCGAAATAGAGTGTTGATAAAACGAAAGGGATTGCGACGAAAGATAACGCGATACCAAGCATAATAATTCTCCTCAAATGTTTGTTCTGATAGTGCTATGAGTGCGATAAGTTTTTGTTTGTCATTCATTTCATCTCATCTGCTGCTAGTTTAAGAATGTAATAAATGATGTAGGCAACACCTACTAATCCTATTCCAAGTAACCAAATTACACTCCACACTGGGTCGGTCATATCATTGCCATCGCTCTGTTTAACTCAATATAATGATTCATTTCATCAGTTGCGATCTCAGCAATCTTGGTGTCCTCCTGGTGATCCCAGAGGTAGTTTAAGTAGGTCTCTGTTGCGTGATATTCAATGCCTGCGTTCAGGTGATAAGCAGAAACGGGATCAATAGAATAATAAACCACCAGAATCCAATAATAGATGAGAACCAGATGATAAGCGAAAAAGCGATCAAACCAGCGGTCGCTTCCGCCACGCGACTCCATTTCGATAAGGTGTTCGGTTTCATTGATTGTCTGTGCGAAGTGTTCTTTCATTAGAAAATAGTGTGCTTCTGTTCTAAGTCCCAGACTTTCTCTAAGATGTAGCACACTTAGAAAGGCAAAGTATGGTGCTCTAGCAATCGTCTCAAGCACCCAAAATCTTTGTATTGGTAATCCACGGTAGATAAAGTCAATGATTGCTACCGTGATTCCGAGTAGTGTATCATTTAGTTTTCTCATAAACCTCCAGAATCTTTTATACCATTTACATAACCTATCACAACCCCGCCAATAAACACCACAGAAATCATAAGTTCTTTTGAAATAAAATCAATAAATTCTGTCATTTCCATAATCTTCGTCTTCGTAGGTAGATGGTTCTTCAAAGAGCTCTATCATTTTTAAATCTAAAACTCTTTCTTGCAATTCTTTTAAATCTTCCTCAGTGATCATTTATTTTTTCGCTCATCATTTCTTCCAATCTTCGTCGCATATTTTCTGATTCGTGTTGATCTCTTGCACAGTGTCTGTAACCTCTCAATCCTTTCATAATCATTGAACCTTGATAGAACATTGTGCCAGCAAATACCAGTAATAGAACTATGCCTATTATTTCAGGGTAATGTTGAGCCATGGTAGTAGTGGGGGAATAACTCCTATAAGTCGTAAAAGTCCTTCGGCAAATAAAGCAAGAACTAACCAACCGATACAGGCACTAATGATAGACGCATTACGATTATGCCTCCTTATGGCAGCGTCAATCATCTCCTGGCACTCTTTTTGAGTTACCAATCGTTCTGGATTATTTGACATGAAGAAAGGTTATAATATCTAATTATAATATTAAATAGTTGAAAATGCAAAATTGTTAGGGAAACAAAAAAAAAGAGGAGACATGTGTCTCCTCCGTTTTATTCTCTAATTAAAAATTAAGAACGACTCAATAATTCTCTACAAATTTTCTTACATACTTGTTTCTCCTCATCGCATTCGATCAGACAGTTAAAATAGTCATTGATCAATTCATTTTGATCATTGCATCGGTCAACGGTTTCCTCAAAGTGTTTCCATCCAGCTAGTTGATTGTAAGAGATTAGATTGTGCATAATAACCTCCATGCACAAAGAACAACATGATAAAGAAGTTTTCGTTCATCTAAATCACCTCTTAATTCTATTACTATGTAGTAAAATTATGTGGATTTCATGACTTTACACAACAAAAATTTATACCTATGAATATATACTCATAAAAAAAGGGGGTTGCCCCCCGTTGATTAATACTTGTACAACCACTGAATGTAGGTTGAAAGTAAGATTGTCCCTAGAGCTATAGTAGCAGTTAAAGATACGACAGTTTGCATCATTGCTTTGCTCCTACTAGTTGTGCTAGTTGTGCTTGATGACGACGCTCCTCTTTTTGCTTTTGTTCCTTAATCAATTGTAGGAAGTTAAGTTTTTTCATTTCTTCTCCTCCCAGTTCCAGTTGTTACAAGGACGATAAGCAACACCACGATATGTGTTTGATGGATGCGATGGAGCATGTGTTTGTGAATACCACTTACGATATTCTAGTTTCGGAGTGTGAGTGTTATACTTCACACCACGATAGGTTGCTGTCATCCCTGCTTCCCCTCTTTTACAAATTTGACCCCACGATAGGTCTCATTGTATTGTTGAGGTTGTTGTTGCACTTGTGATTGTGCTTGACGGCGTTGTACGGTATCATACTCAACGCCACGGTATACGACTTTTGACATTAGGTTTTCTCCTTAGTTGTTCAGGTTAAAGAGCGTTCCTTCAGTCGGCTTTTGCGTCTATGGTAAACTTACAGGTCTTTGGTGCGTGTTCTTTATAAATTTGAATAAGCTCTGCTTTTACTTCATCAGGCACTTTTGAGGTGCGAACATTGTTAATAAGCTTTTGAGCTTCAACGCAAGTCCAGAGAATGATTTCCATAGATGAACGATCCGTTCCGAGTCGGCTTACTTCCGTCCTATTCAGTTTAACACTTTGTCAGAACATCCCTTCGGAGTTCTAGTAGCAATCGGTCTTCTATCCTTTGGTGAACCACATCGTCGTTTTTAACGATGTCCATTAGTTCCCACGCCGTGTCACAACTAATCGTAACTGGATATTCAGTTTCGAGTGGATGCGCCGCAGCAATAGAAAGAAGTGGAACCCATGCTAAAAGCAAGAGTGCTTTTGTCATAGGATGAACGTGAGATCATTATAGATCTTGTATGATATATAGTCAAGTAATTTTGTAACATCTGTTACAAAAACTATAGATCAACTTTTTTGTAAACAAAATTATTTCTACTTAAAAAAAACCTTTTTGGTTCCGTATTAACTGAATTTTCTAGGAGAGGACTTCTTTGTTTCTGCCACAAAAGAATTCTCTGTTCCTTATACGGATCGTAAAATGACTGTCTCCTGTACCAACTTTGCCAGTTTTCATGAGATTTGGATCTATTGCAGTCATTACAACAACTAATAAGATTACCAGTGTCGTCTGATCCTCCGGCATATCGAGGGACAATGTGATCAAGAGTTAAGTCTTCTCTAGAACCACAATATGCACATTTATAATCAAATGATTCCTTAATTGAATTTTTCCATATCTTTTTAGCTTCTCCTGGTGAACATGTGTGAAGATTATACAAGTAATCTTCTGGGGAGCTAAAGACTTCCATGCATTACTGCGAGGTATGCATATCTATTTAGGATCAAATGAGCATATTTTCTTTCAAATATTTGATTGAATCTAATGATCCTCCTAACTTTTTATCGTTACAGATGACTTGTGGAAATGTAGAGTTTTCACCAAACTCGGCGTAAAATTCGTTCCGACTGAAATCAATATCAAGAGAATAAACTACATGTTTAAGTTCTGCAAGTTCAAGAATTTTTATAATTTGTTGACAAAAAGGGCACCCAGATTTTGAGTAAACAGTAAAGTTCATTTTTGTAAGGTTACTCATACAACTACTGGATCTAATTCGCTTTCTGGAAGAACAAGTTTTAGTTGAATTTCAACTGGAGGTAATGCTTCTTTAGCAGGTGGCAATCCAACTTGGCCTGGAAGTTGGTTATCGACCGTAGAAAAAACATCAATAACTTGATCTAGTATATATCTTTGTTTTCTATAAGTCCTCTTATGTGGACAAAATCCAACCATCATAAGAGCATCCGTTTCTTCGCCACAATGGGCAATTATTTTACCTGTGGTTTTGTCGGTCACCACCCAATAATCATTCATTAGTTTTAAATTGAGCAAAGTTAAATATTTTTTGTGGGATGTTTACACCCAAGGCGGTTTCAAACCCACGAAATCCTGGTGAGGAGTTTGCTTCACAAACCCTGTATCCATCTTCATGAAACAACAAATCAATACCAGCGATGTCAAGATCCAATGCCTTTGCGGTTTGAATAGCAAGCAGTTCCATTTTCTCATCAACATCATGAGCTAATCCTTTACCTCCACGGGATATGTTTGCTTTAAATGATCCATCGGTACTTTGGCGAAGCATAGCACCAACGACCCTACCACCAATAACGATAACACGAAGATCACGTCCTTCTGAAAATTGTACATACTCTTGGACAATCATGGAGTTCTTGAAGTCTAACGCAGAAATAAGTTCTGACAAGTCTTTGAATTGTTTTTTATCCTCACAAAGATAAACACCAGCACCATAAGAACCAGTAATCACTTTGACAACACAGGGAAATCCTACTTGCTTTTCTATTAGATCACAATCACTTGGAAAACGAGTGAGCATTGTTTTAGGAATAGGAAGTCCTGCTTGTGCTAGGATTTGATTGGCATACATTTTATCCTTTGCTGCTTCTATCGCAGTAGAGTTTGGCAGAGTAGGAACATTCAATCGTTCAAACTGTCGTAGGACTGACAGATTGTAGTTACCAGTAGCTGATCCTGTCCTAGCGAGTAAAACATCTGGGAGACTAACAACATCATTCTGGTATCTGATTGATTTTCTGTCATCACGGGAAACAATAAGGTCTACTTCATCGGCATAAACAACAGAGAAATCAATTCCCATTCTTTCTGATTCTTCAACGAATCTTTGTTTTTCGTAAATTTCTTTTGTTTTACGATTAGCAAGCATCCAAATTTTCATGTGTATAAAATGTATTGAAACTAACGACTAATCTTTTCCCAATTTCAAAGTCGGTTTTGTGTTCTAACCAACTAGGAAATAAAATGAGCATACCTTTACTTGGAAACACTGTATTGAATCCATATGCATGTTGAGTTTGAACCCCTGGACGGTATAACTCATTCATTTTATATGGAAGAATAGGACTCTTAAAAAGCAAAGGAACAATTTCTTCATCTAAAGGATAGAACGCACCACTAATGCAACTCCCCTCGTGCCTATGAAGATCTAGTCTTCCACCAGGGGGAGTCTTGTTAAACCAACTTTCCGCAAATGAAAGTGGAAAGATTCCCAGTCTATCTACATAATCATCCAGACAACTCTTAATACTTTTTTTTAAATCTATTAGTCTTGAATCATTTAGTAATTCTGATTGCGGTCCAAAACTACTCTCTCCAGATTCCACCAGATAATATGCGTGAGTTTCCAATTCTTCGATTACTTGAAGCAAAGGTTCTACATCAACACTGGATAAATCATACAATGATACTGGGGTCGGAAATAAATCTATTTCACACTTTTTATATTCCATAAAAAAAGGGACTCTGCCCCATATTATAACACAGTTATTTATTTTTAGGTCGGAAGGGGCAGTCAGGACATCCTGCCCCACAGCATCCCTTAGAGTGCGTTGCCACGGGGCAAGACTTCCTCTGGGAATACAAAGTTCTCGTGTGGTTGATCAACAGGTGCCATCCATGCACGTAGTCCTTCGTTGAGAAGAATGTTCTTCGTGTAGAAGGTCTCGAACTCTGGATCCTCTGCTGCCCTTACTTCTTGTGATACAAAGTCGTAGGCACGAAGATTAAGAGCCAAACCAATAATACCAATAGAGCTAGTCCACAGACCCATAACGGGAACAAAGAGCATAAAGAAATGAAGCCAACGCTTATTAGAAAAAGCAATCCCGAAGATCTGTGACCAGAAACGGTTCGCAGTAACCATTGAATAGGTTTCTTCTTCTTGCGTGGGTTCAAAACCTTTGAAAGTATTTGAGGCATCACCATCTTCATACAGAGTATTTTCTACTGTTGCTCCGTGAATCGCACAGAGTAGTGCTCCTCCCAGTATACCAGCAACTCCCATCATATGGAAGGGGTTGAGAGTCCAGTTGTGAAATCCCTGGAGGAATAAGAGGAACCTAAAAATCGCTGCAACACCAAAACTCGGCGCAAAGAACCAACTCGATTGTCCAAGTGGGTACATGAGAAACACACTGACAAAAACAGCAATAGGCCCAGAGAACGCAATAGCATTGTACGGTCTAATCCCTACTAAACGAGCAATTTCAAACTGCCTGAGCATAAAACCTATAAGAGCGAAGGCTCCGTGGAGCGCCACAAAAGTCCAGAGTCCCCCAAGTTGGAACCAGCGGACGATATCTCCCTGAGCCTCAGGACCCCAGAGAAGAAGAAGAGAATGACCCATAGAATCTGCTGGAGTACTAACTGCCGCAGTAAGAAAGTTTGCACCCTCAAGATAACTGGATGCAAGGCCATGAGTGAACCAACTCGTAACGAAAGTTGTCCCAGTAAGCCAACCACCAATAGCAAGATAAGCTGTGGGAAAAAGAAGTAGTCCAGACCAACCAACAAAAACGAAACGATCTCTCTTAAGCCAGTCGTCAAGGACATCGAACCACCCCCGTTGTGAAATAGGTTGAGAAAGTGTTGAG